TATGTACAAAAAGAAAGACAGAACAAGTTGGAAAAGATTGATGTGGTATTAGACAATTTAGACAGTTGGTATGATAGGGAGTTATTCAAGTTGTATTACTATGAAGGTAATACGCTTGACTCCCTGGCTGCTAAAACTAAAATAAGCAGGAATAGTTTATTTACGACAATAGACAAAGTAAGAACAATAATAAAAGAAGAACTAGGTGAATAAGTTTTTTACAAGTCAAGAAGTATATGAAGACAGACTTGCTATATGTAGGGCTTGTGATTATTACTTTAAACCTACAGGAAGTTGTAAGGTGTGTAAGTGTTTTATGAAAATAAAGGCAAGAATAGCACCTATGGCTTGTCCTAAGACTTATTGGAATAAGACCACAGTAATAGAAATACCAGAAGACTTACCACAAGAACTAATAGATGAAATACTAGACATCTGGCAATATTTAAAAACAGGAGTAGCAAAAGGACAAGATGCAAAAATAAGAATGATGGAACTATACAATACAATAACAGCATCTAACTACAATCCTAGAACAAGTTGCGGATCTTGTTTATCTACAGCATTTGATGCAATAAAAAAACTATATATTAAATACAATAAGATATGATATACACAATAATGATAGCATTTATAACTTTAGCTATAGGTTGGTTTAATGGCTTTAAAAGAGGTTATGCAAAAGGCGAACTAGATGCAAACTTAAAAAACTATGACAATGCAAAAAAATGATATACCAGAATACTATAAAGGAAAAAATGGTTATATGGCTAAAGATGTAGTAAGCAACTTTGATTTATCTTATAACATAGGTACAGCAGTTACGTACTTATTAAGAAGCAAGAATAAGCACAATGATGGTGGTGTAGAAGATATACGTAAAGCAATAAACCATCTACATTTTGAACTAGAAAGATTAGAAAGTAAAACATTAACAGGAGGATTAGCAAAATAAGATATGATTAGATTTATATGTAATTGTTGTCAAGAAACTAAAGATCTACAAAAAGCTACAATTGTATTGAGGGAGGGTAGATGGGTTACTAAAGAAGCATTATGTAGTTGTGGTAAATATATGCAAGAATTGGAAAAAGACTTTAATGGCTTTCCTAATCTTATAAGAACTGAACCTACATTAAGTAAAAAAAGAGATAATATGTGGAAAAGTGCAAAAGAAAAACTATGTGGAGAAAGAGGTATAAATGAATCATTTGACTAAGATATGAAAAGAACACCAAAACAATTAAAACAACTAAGCAAAGAAGTAGTAGAATATTACTTTAACAATCCACACGCTAACAGTTCTAAGTATATGCAAAAAAAGTTTAAAGTAAGTGAAAAGATAATAAGAGATATACTAAGTGCAGAATTTGAAAGAAGACTAGAGAATAGTATAACAAGAAGATTCCTTAGTGTATGAAGTTTGTGATTAAGGGCAATAAAGATAAGCAAAGCCTGATAAACTATTTAAAAGAATTAGGTAACGATTATATAGTAGAAGTAAAGAAACAAAGAAACAATAGATCTAATATGCAAAACAATTACTACTGGGCTTGTATAGTACAACCATTAGCAAATGAGATAGGATATTTTCCTGATGAGATGCACGACATACTTAAAGTAAAATTTGCTAGTCAGTGGGAAAGCATAGATATAAACGATAAGCAAGTAGGATTACAAGTAGTTAATAGTTCAGCAAGAATGAACACTAAAGAATTTGAAGTATATGCAGATCAAATAAGGATATGGGCTTTAACAGAACTAGGTATAAGACTAATGCTACCAAATGAATATAACTAACGAAGATAATATGCAATTAATGTCAAGGTATGAAGATAATTACTTTGACTTAGCAATAGTAGATCCACCTTATGGAAAAAAGCCAAGTAGAAACAAAGATGGTTTAGGAGTAGCTAAAAGAAATTTTGAAAGTGGGTGTGATAATTGGGATATTAAACCACCAAAAGAATATTTTAATGAATTATTTAGGGTAAGTAAAAATCAGATAATATGGGGTGGAAATTATTTTATAGAAAATTTATATAGTAGTAATAGTTTTGTAATATGGGATAAAGAAAGAATAGGAAATATATATGCAGATTGTGAAATGGCTTGGACTTCTTTTAGTTCAGTTGCAAAAATATTTAAATTTCAATGGCACGGTATGTTACAGGGAGATATGAAAAATAAAGAAGTAAGAATACACCCAACTCAAAAACCTGTTAAGTTATATGAATGGTTATTAATCAACTATGCTAAAGAAGGAGATAAAATTTTAGATACTCATTTAGGAAGTGGCTCTATTGCTATTGCTTGTCATAATCTTAAATATGATTTAACAGCTTGTGAATTGGATAAAGAATATTATGAAGCAGCTATGAAAAGAATACAACAACATAAGCAACAAGTAAGAATGTTTTAAATAAATATG